GCACCGATGATGTTGCGCGTAACGCCGACTGGCCCGAACGCGACCTCACGGATCCGTGGCGCCCATGGGTCACCCCCTGCGAGTAGTACTAGTGTACGAATGTCCTCTGTACTAAGGATTGATTCATACAACCGAACTAGGGGGTATGGGGTGAGTATGCCCGGATCTGGAGGGCGTTCGAGAAGGACCGCGGCTGAAATAAAACCCACGGCAGGTCGCGAACGTACATGTGAGAGCGTTGGTGCGGCGACAAGGCTTCTAAAGTCCTGATTTAGCCCCTTTGAATAGCTTGAGGCAACCAGCAACGATAGGGCGTTTGACCCGACCAACTCCATCGCAGCGCGTTCAACGTCCGACGTGTGAGCTGTTAAATAGTCACGGGAGGCATGTGTCGCCCACGAATCCGAGACTGGGACCCGGTCGGGCGTGACTGCTTTTAGTTTGCAAGTCTTGATCACATAATCGGCGTTGAAAACGGGTTGCCCGTCAAGAGCGACTGACCCACTTAACAACTGTGTTAAAAGTCGCTTTCCAACGCCGCGGGTGTACCTCAAACACCCGGCCAGTAAACGTGGGAGCGTCACGCACCCAGACCGATTGATCAAAGTGCGGACGCTCGCCACAGCGGAGACAAGCGCATCTTGCGGAGCCAAGACGTCTTGTGTTACCCAGTTGCCACTGACGAGGCCACTGATGCCGCGAGCCAAGTATCCATATGCGGCATCATGACTGATTGCTACGCGCAGGAATTCAGCACCAACATACCCGATACTTTGCTTGGTGGGGTTCATTCGACAACCAATCTGTGAGGCCGAATTGAGTATTGCCTCACAGTCGGTGAGCGTATTCGCTCGAACGTACACGTCGTCGCCCGCGTGCAGGGATGTCATCGCATAAACGTGTCACCCCCTACTGCGTATCGGATGTATGCCGCGTTTAGGACAGAGTTGATAAATGTGGTGCCTCTATGCCCTGACATGAGAGTGCCAGCCACTGTCATATCTACCCCGTTGATCATCATGTGCATGTCCGTGAAACTCGTCTTTAGCTTTTCCCGGTACCAGTGTGGTGCGTTGAAGGCGGCACACAACTCATCAAAAACGGCCTGCATCGTCTCAGTTGCGTGGTGCGAGTTGAAGTCATCATAATCGAGCATTAGGTTCACACCACCCCCACGTTGCGCGTTACGAACGCGCTTTGTGATACCGAGGTGACCACCCGCTCCAGGATTAAGGATAACACGGTCATCCCGCCAGATCTTCTCGACAGCACCCAATATCCATGAAAACGCGAAGTATGAAGCTGTATCACATGCAAAGATCGCACGCTGCTTCCCGTTCTCGAGTTTGATAGACTGCGATACAGTCGTGCGACCGGACCATGATGTTAATGGTTCACGGTCGAGGGCTTCAGCCGCCATGCGGCGATATACCCGATCATGTGAGTGTGACCACATTTTATGATCGATACCTAGGCCGTGCGAGGCCAGCGTGGTTTGAGAGCCATTTACGCACCACAGCCAACGGGATGTCCACCAAGTGTCTAAGTCAGGTAGCTCACACGTACGACCACGCAGTTCAGCGGAGATGATAGCACGAATATGTGAACGAAGTTCATCGCTATACGGGATGACTTTCGTATTGACCGACGTTATGTCACAGCGATAACGAGCCTCCGCTGTTAGATCCAGAACCCCGGCCCCCCGCCCCTGTAGTACATCACACTCCACAAGTGCTGCACCGAACCTTGACGTGTTCGCCCCAAGAGCTTTGAGGGCAACAGACACGTTCTTTGCGACCCCCGGGTTTAGTATGAAGTGAGTAGCAATGTCCCAAGCAGCCTGTCCGAGCGTGTGAACAAGTGTGAACCCGTACAGCAGGAGATTAATCATCTGGTCCTCCGTGATACTACCGGCGGTTAGGTTCACTACACCCGTAACTGCACCCGTGTATCCCATACGGACAAGCGTGGACATTAAGTCAGGGAGTGAGATGTTAACCTTGTTCGCCGCCCCTGCGTGCACCTTTACGGGGTAGTGTTTTGCCAGAAAGATTTTACTCGTGACGAGCCTGACCAACTTACCACGTGTCAAACCTGATACTACACCACACGTTGATGCCGCTGCGCCCAACACGTAATTAAATGGGACCCCAGCAATGTTTTTGGCTATAGATAAGACATCACCCAAACTCAATTCGAGTTGGAGTGGAAAAGGCAATAGCAGTAGAGACACTGCAACCGGTAGCATTCTATCAATAGACCGTAGAGTAGCTTGGCTGCTCTGTAGCTGGATGAGGTCAGTCACGAATCCATGACGCCCATATCCACAGAGCAGCTCTGAATGTTTTGCGATGATTGACGCTAGGTAAGTACCTATTACGCCGTACCCCGCAGTGCGATCATCGAGAGTATTCATGATTGATCAGGCCCGTGTCCCAGGGCAGCGCTTGTGACTATTCCGGGAGTGGGTGTAGGTGCAGTGATGGCCGGAGGCCCGTCAGAGTTGTCTGGCACGACCACCGCTGGCAGTACAGTTGGTGGCGCCCCGAGTCCGCTCATGACACCACCGCCGACACGCGTCAATGTCGGGTGGCGGATAGGCATATGCTGAGGAACTGGGTTTACGGCCAGCCCTGTTCGTTTCTTTTCCGCATCTGCTACCCCCCCTGCGCCGCCGATGTCACCCTGAACCACACCTGTTGTCCCGCCGCTCGACAAGTCTGGAGTGGGCTCAGGCGCAACACGTGAACCGCGCCCAGGCCAGACAGGGGTACTAGTCAGTATAGGCATCTCGCCAACATCAGTCCGTCCGTACGCTGCGAGCCGGGCGGAAGCCGCGGCTAGCTCACGGGCTGCCTGAGTCTTTGCGCGTCTGACATCATGAGCTGGTGAATTGGATGCACCGCTCGGCCTGCCAGTCGGGCGACCCACATGCATTGTTATAGTACAACCTAAGAACTCATGGGACATAGGGACATGTTCGACCGTGGGTATGCACCTATCGTCGAGAGTTAAGTGTCTAACGAATATGCCCATGATACCTCCAAGGTTCATGAACTCGGAAGGCGCCGCAAAGGGTGTCTGCCCACGCTTCCAGAGGAAATCACTTAGTGGACGTCCTTCTGCCACACGCTGAGCGACGTTCTCTGCCGCCTGACATGATCCTGGATGTACAATGACATTAGGGTCAAGTTGCCGGACAGAGATCGCGCCCAAACCGTTGCGTGGATTTTCAAGCCAGTGATGTAAAAACCATGAGGTCCGAGCTGATCTCATGACCACACAATACCCGCCGTATGCGACATCACCAGGTCCAACCTGAGCAATGTCTTCCCAAGCTGCACGCGTGTGTGTGCTATCACGACCCCCAAAACTAGCGAAACCCTCGACTTCAGCGGGCGAGCCCAAAAACTGAGAAGGGAGTAGTGATGTGGGCTCAATCCAGAACCACGGGGCGATGGACGCGAACCGCAAGTGACGGTTGTCGCGTGGAATATATAAAGCCGTTGTTCCCATGAAGACACTCGCCACCCGCGTATCACCTTCTGCAGCAAATAATCGAGCCAACCCAGACACGTATAAGTCTGTAAAACGAGACAGGCCGCCCAGGATTTGAGAGAAATTGCGTTTAGCCATATCTGGCGTACCGGGCGTATGCGATCCTGACATGCCCGTCTCAGCGTCAGTAGCCGTCCCGAGGTAGAACGTGGGGAACCATCGCCCACCGTACCTCTCCCCGGGGTCACAGTGGGCGACGAGTGCTGCCGTTGCTAACGCGAGTGAATCAACGTACGTTGCTATGGAAGTAGGGTCATCTGAACTCAGAGCCGGCAAACCAGAATAAGGCGCCAAACCATAGTGAATTCCACCGAAAGGGACGCCGAAGTGCCCCGCACGCATCAAATCACGTGAAAACGCGCCCTCATCTGTGTGACCGACTACAGACACAGTCCGGTGTAGGCCCCGAGTGATGGCAAGAGAAAATAGTGGCCCCTGTCCGCTTGCAATCATATTCGACCCCAAAACACGGAGCGCGTCAACGATCGCCCGCGCGATATCCGCATCCCCCACTTCAGGGATAATCGGCTGACGCGTGACCGCGTCCAACTCCAAGACATCTGTCGAGATTGCACCTCCCTCACCAGCGATAGCGTTGACGAGCACAGAGAAGACATCTCCCGTGATATTCGAGTTTACGAGCCGTGGTACAAAGACAGTAGTTGTAAGTGAATTGACAGGCCCATCGTGTGTACCCAGGGCTTGGACACATAACGCTTCATTTCCACGCAATGCGGTTGAAGTCACGCCCGGTGACAGCGAAGATGCTGCCAACCCGCGCGCTAGGCGTTCAACTACACCACCCAGTGATGAGAACTCAAAGGTCGCAGAGAAGTTGGTGTATTTCTTTGCCAGACCAACAAAATCCTCAGCGAGCGCACTTCCCGTCGGGTATGCCGCGTCGATACGAGCCGCCTGGCGGGCCGGCGCAAGCGCCTCGAGAACAGACTTGAACCGCCGACCCACCTCATAATTGACTTGCACGTGTCGGATATCGTCCACGCCGCCTACAGTAGCGATAGTGCGGACGTTAGACGTATAACGCCTAAACACGTTCGTATCACCTAAGTACCCCCCACGTGGGTTTGAGACCATGGAGGCGAGAAAACTGTTGGTGAGCACGACGGGCTCATGTCCAGTGAGCGTTGACCCACCGATACACGCGTACCCCTTGATGTGCTCGACTATTTCAGAGCACGTGTGGTTGCCATCATCAGTTATATGGACAATTTGACCACCCGTTGGCTGCTTAATCACCTCAAAATCACACTTCTTATAGTTGCCGTCAGTGGCTTTGACCCTTGTAAAGTACGACCACACAGCGTACCCAGAAGGGTATTTGCCCAAGATTTTGTGGGCGTCCTCACGACAACTCAGCCGAAATAGGATCAAATAACAGTATCCAGGATTGTAGTCTGGCTTAGCTGCAATTGAGAGCCAGTGAGCGGGGGTTGGTTGGTAAGCCATGTTGATCACTCACTACGTAGACGTGTATGTGTTTTTTTTGTTTTCCTATTTTAATATGTTTTATATTTTATTTAGTTTGTAATTTAAGTGAATCCGTTGTTGACAAATTGGAGGTATCGGCGACGAAAGTATTGACGAAAGACCATCGACTATACTAAAGCTGGATCAACGGAACCCTCCCCAGACTAGTATAACCGCTTTTTCACCCCAGGAACGCCGAAACGCGGCGGCTGACGAGCTAGACTGTGTCACGAGTCGAGAGGTCTGACGTATTTTAGCTTTTATACTAAACGCTTGACGAAAGCG